CGAGATTCAGGCGGACGTGGACTTGCTGTCGAACTGGGCCGACAACGCGTCGGAGCAGATGAAGGTCTACGTCGATACGGCGATTCTGGGCCTCACGTCGATTTTCAACAACGTGGCCACGGGTGTGAACGCCTCCGCCGGCAACGCCTACAACGGCGTGAACTGCGGATACGGCGCGGGTCGCCTCTCGGCCTCGATCAACCTCGGTGCGTCCACGAACACCACCCTGAACTTGGTGGGCGGCGCCGCCGCGACCAAGTACTACGGTGCGCCGTTGTGGCTCGGCCGCGCTCCCTCGGGCGCTGCGTCTGGTGCCACCGTGTACGGTGTGGCCTCCGGCACCGCGCCGAACACCGCCTCGGCGGGATTCAGCGTGACCGGCTACCGCGGTATCCTGGACTTCATCATCGACTGCGGACAGGTGCTCGACGAGCAACGCTGCCCGGAGACCGGCCGCTGGATCGTGCTGCCCGCCTGGGCCGCTGCGATGATCAAGCGTTCGGCCTTCCAGCAAGCATACCTGACCGGCGATGCGACCAGCATCGCGCGCAACGGCCGCCTCGGCATGATCGACCGCTTCACGGTGTACGTGTCCAACCTGATGCCCTTCGGCACCACGGCGGGCACCAACACCTTCGGCGCGACCAGCTCGGCGGCCCTCGGGTTTGCAGCGTCGCTTGCGACCGGCGAGTACGTGGCCTATTTCGGTCACGCGCTGGGACTCACCTTCGCGTCGCAGATGACCAAGGTCGAAACCCTCCGATCGGAATCCACGTTTGGGACGCTCATGCGTGGGCTTCAGGTATGGGGGTTCAACGTGATCAACGCCACGATCGTTGGCGCTGCTGTAATCAGCAATTCTGGCCAATAAAATCAGCTAGTTAGCTATTTACAAGTTTGGGGCTATAAAATCGGGGTGGGAAGTGTTATGCTTCTCACCCCTTTCTTTTGGAGCCCGTCATGACTAGAGAAGAAGCCCGCGCAGCCGGTTTGACTACCTTCACTGCTGGGCGCCCATGCCGCAAAGGTCACGCGCCTATTCGATACACAGCGAATTACTCGTGTGTTGAATGTGTTCGTATATCTGTAGCTGAGTACGGAAAACGGAATCCCGACGCTTGTCGCGAGAGGCGCCGCTCATGGCTATCGCGGAACCCGGAGAAAGCCCGCCAATACGAAGCTACTCAGAAGGCAAAAAATCCCCTTCGCTTTCAGCGGAAAGCGGATCGAGCTAGATGGAAATTTAATGGGCTACCGGCGCCTACGAGGGAGCGCCCAGAGCTTTGTGAGTGCTGTGGTGAACCACCCGCTCTGGAAAAGCGAGGGCGCGGGGTCATTCTGCGCCTCCATCTCGACCACTGCCACGCCACCAATAAATTCCGCGGCTGGCTATGCAACGCTTGCAATCTTGGTATCGGTAAGCTAGGGGACAGTGTAGAATCGTTGGAGCGCGCCTTGGCCTACTTAAAGCGCTCGGAGCAAGAGTGTGGTAACACAGACAACCAAGACGATCGACGATGTGCAGACGGAAGTCCGCATGATCCTGAACGACAACGAGACGCCCTACCGCTACTCGGAAGCCTCGATCGCGCAGATCCTGAACACGGCGCTGCGTGAGGTTTACCGGCTGCGGCCGGACGCCTACATCGGGAATTTCACCTCAGGGCAGCTCTCCGCGAACCTCGCGAACACCTACACGACGGCGGACTTCGGGCTGACGCCGGCGACGACCTTTCCGCTCGATGACCGATTGTTTTTTGGCCCGGTGGTGTTCTTCATCGCCGGCCGGCTTGAGATCGAAGATGACGAGTTTGCCGATGACCAGCGCGCGGCGCTGCTCATGGCCGCGTTCCAGAAGCAGCTCACCGGCGTGGGCGGGGGCTGATCATGGCGATTGTCACGCAGACGGGTGGGCAGAGTTCGGTGGTGGTGAACGGCCAGTCGCTCGAATTCATCGTCCAGCAAGTCCTCCAGATGATGGCGGGGTGCCCCGATGCGCTCGCGAACAATATCCTTCAGAACGTGCTGAGAGACTTCTACTCGAAGTCCACTGGCTGGCGAGAAGTGCTTGGCCCGTATTACATCGCGAGTGGCGTGGCCACGATCGCCTACAACCCGGTCGACCAATATTCACAGGTCGATCGCGTGCTCGCAGCGTTCTTGTACCCGGATACGACCGGAGCCTACACGCCGCGCGGTCTGCACATCCGGGCGCGCGAAAAATTTTCGAACATACCCAACGCGCCGAGTGGGTATTACGTTGACTACCCGAACGGAAATATTATTCTGGACCCGACGCCGGACCAGAACTACGGCGCGATCTTGCAGATCTACGCGTCGCTCACGCCGGTGATCAACGCCGGGCAGCTCCCCGCTATCGCCATCAACAAGCACTTCGACGGGCTGTTCTACGGCACGCTCGCGCGCTTGGGCGAGATGCCAAACAAGCCGTGGTCTGTGAAGAACATGCAGATGCTGAACGAGTGGAAGCGCACCTACGCTCGTGAGCGGAACCTGGCGCGGGACTTCGCTGAGCGCGGCTACGGCTCCGCAGACATGATGCGGCCGTATCCGAACTTCGCCGGCCGCATGAGCCAACAGCCATACTCGGGTGTCGGCGATCGGGGGTTCTGATGGCCCTCACTGATTTCGTTTACAACAACGCGCGGTACCTGTTCGCAACTGGCGGCCTTGACTGGCTGACTGCGCCGATCAACGCGATGCTCGTGAGCACGAACTACGTGTCGTCGGTGAACCACAAATATGTGACCGACATCACTGGGCAACCAGGCTCGATCATTGTTCGCGACCAAGCGCTGACCGGTCTCGGGGTTACGAGCGCCGGGGTTTGCTACGGGTCAATTCCAGAATTGGGATCGCTGCTCTCGTCATACGAAGCTCAGGGCATCGTGCTGTATTCCTTGCTGGGGTCGGATTCGATATCGCCGCTGATATATTTTACGTCGGGTGGTTATGGGTTCCCGTTTCTGCCTGTTGGTCTTAGTTACGATATTGGATATGACCAGTCCAACGGCGGGTATTTTCAGGTATGACTACGCCGTATATTGAAAGCCAATCTAGCATGTCGCCGCCTACGGGCGGCTTCGGTGCTGGCGCTACATCAGGCTCAAACAGCGGGGTAACAAACCCGTTCATAACGACGCTTTCTAATCTCGCGCTTTGTGTAATTGTTCATGATCATAACAGTACGTCGGCAATAGGTCCGATGTACATTACTTCGGTTACTAGCCCTAATCTGTCGTGGGGCTCGGCGCCAATTTTCCGCGTTGAAAGTAACAACGTAAATAATGGGCTATCGGTAGAAGTTTGGGCCGCAACGATTAGCGCGCCATTGACGGGTGAAGTAGTAACGGTTACATCAAACGCGCCAGCCGATAGCGTTGGTTTTGGGCTGTACGGCATCGTTAATGCTGGCGCGTTTGACCTCGGCGGCGGAACGTTACCCGTTGGCGTAGTCCCGGCAGGCGCGACGCCTCTTACCGTGGCTTCGTACAACACAACTGCCACAGAAACTCTTGTGTTCGCGTGTTGCGCGGCCCAAAGCGGAGCAGCACAGACGGCGCCAACGGGATTCACTAACGCACCATATTCTCCGTTCGGTAATGCGGGCGGAAATTTCGCCATCACGAACGTAGCGACATACGCGCCAGGATCAATCGTCACGGGCGGCACAATCGTGTCTTCGTTGAGCGGTGCTACGGGCGTAGCAAATACAGCTTTAATGGCGTTTGGTGTTAAAAGTCAAAATGCCTCGCCCACGTGCGACTCGAATTGGAGTGACGTTGTTCTGCTGCTGCCGTTCAATGGCACGAACGGCGGCACGACGACGACCGACGTATCGTCGTTAGCTAATGCCGTCACGATTACCGGGAACGGCGGCACTACTAGCAACGCGTCGCCGCATTTCGCGGGCGACCTGTATCTGTCGGTACCCACGCACAATAGCTATAACAGCCCCATTTGCTATGTGCCGTTCACGTTCGGCGGACCGCTGGATATTTTCCGTCTTTCCGCGTGGACAATCGAATGTTGGGTAAAGGTTACATACCCTGGCGCGACTACTTTTGGTTTCCCGTTTCTTGCCTACTGTGGCGAGGTTGGCGGAGCAGCGTTCAATGGCTTGAGTTGCTTTATAACCGATAACAACAACGGCACCGTT